AGGCTTCTGAGTCTGTTTATACTACTAATTTATTTATGCAAAGTGAGATAGGTAAGAGAAGTGATATAGAATTTTCTGAAGTTAGTATGGACAGTCACATAGATAAGATTAATAAAGATAAGATTGCAAAGAGTAATAAATTTTGGAAAGAAAAAGTAAGACAGGCAGGTGTGTTAAATGGCTAATTTTGATGTACAAATACAAGACTTAGTTGGTACATTTTCAGACCAAACAGCTATGGATGATTTTATGACTGCTGGTGCTAAAGAAATTATAAACGCACTTCCTATGTCTATGCTCTACAAGTGTGCTGATAAAACGACTCTTAACAATTCTCCATCAACTTTAACAAGTATTGATACTAAGGGTAGGATAATAAGCGTACTTAGAGTTGATGCAGATAGTAGTGGAGTTCAAAGGCCTTGTAGATATGTGGATAGTTTTAAAAGAGGCAGAATACAAGACAGTTCAGATATGGAATTTGCCACAGCTACAGACCCAGCTTATCTTTTGTATGATAATGTATTGGAGGTGTATCCTGCCCCTACAGCTAATCAAACAGCGGATGTTCAGTTTGTTGCATTTCCAACTGTTGATGCCAGTGCTGTAAGTACTATAGCAAACTTCCCAGATGAAGCAGAGCACTTGGTTGTGTTGTATGCCGCAATAAGAGCTTTGGATAATTTAATGGGAGATGTTTCTCCTATGACAAATGCATCAGCCGCATTGACTAATTTAAAAACAAATGCAGGTAGAGAAGACTCTGAAATGGTTGCTAACTACGCTACAGAATCCAGTCAGAGAGTTTCCTATAATAGTGCAAAGTATTCATTCTATGAAAAGAAACAAATTAAATTACAACAAGATTATGACAAAGGGCTAGCTAAGCTAGTAAACTAATATGGCAGTTCATTCCATAAGTGTAAAAGAATTAATAAGTAGAGTTAGGCAAGTATTCCCTAGTGCTCCAGAAACATATATAATGAATTTAATAAATGATGCACTAGTAGAAATAGGAACTTATAAAGTAAAAGTTTCTCATGCAAAGATTAGTACAACTGCTGATAAAATGTATTACAATTTAGCAGATGGGGCTCAAGACTCTAGTAGTAATAAGCTAGAAGTAAATCAAGTATTAAGAGTCTATCTAATGGATAGCGATGGTGACTATATAAAAATACCAAGATTAGTTGATAAAGATTTATTATTAGCAGACATAGCAAGTGAAGATAACTTAAACGTACCGGATTAATTATGGCAAGTAGTATTAAATACCCAGACAGTCAAGCTATGTACTTTATAGAAGGTGACAAGCTTGCATTAATTACTAGCGTTGATTCCAATGGAACAGCGAGAACTAGTTCTAGAAAAAAATTCAAAGCAATATCTGAAACTGTAACAAATGGAATACTTATTCAGTATTACTCAGAACCTAACTCAGTTACAGCAATTACGGATAATTTAGATATAGATAATACCTTGGAGTTAGCAGTAGTTGACTATGTTAAAAAGTGTTTATATATGGATAGGGCAGGCACAGCTACAGATGCAGGTGCTATGCAGGCATCTATGGCTTTAGCTAATAAACACGAAAGAAGTTTTAAACAATGCGTACAAAGGTACGGAGTAAGGAAAAAAGATAAAACAGGTGGAAGTAGAGTAGTAAAGGTTCCAACCTTAGTTTAACCAATATAGATGCTTTTAAGCGGTGGTGGAGGAATATAGGATAAGCAATGTCAGACATAAATAAATTTACAAGTAAGGAAGTACTAAATAAAGTACTTCTAGATTCTTCGGGAAATGCAGTAGAAGCATTTTCTCACACAACACAAGAAGCCTTAAATGCGGCTTTAGATACTACAAATAATAGATTAAACGTAAGCCTAGCCGGAGGTACAATCTCTGGTGATGTAACTATATCTGGAGACCTAACTGTTAATGGTAGT